AAAATTATCGTCGTGAATGGAATGAAGAAAAGCAACGCTATAATGATAAACCAATTCACAATTGGGCTAGTCATTACGCCGATTGTCTCAGATATCTCTGTCTTGCATTACCTAAAACTCATTCCGGAACTTCCCCTGAAGAGCTTGAACGCCGCTATAATGAAGTTGTCTATGGCGATACACCCTTTCCCGCTCCATTTATAACACCAAAATTTTAACCTTATAACCTCGATTCAAAAAATCTCCATGGACATCCTGGACTACCCGGACGTGAATTTTACTTGGGCCGAACCGGCCCGAACCGGCCCGAATTCATTTAGGGGTGTCTGGAGTTCATGTACGTAATTTGAGACACCAAAACTAGGGTTTTGAGGCACCAAAACTAGGGTTTTGAGGCACCAACCTTTTTGAGAAAGCGCATGCAGGCGCAGGTTTTCAGCAGGTCATTTTCCTATTAAGAGTGAAGCACCAAAACTAGGGTTTTGAAGCACCAAAACTAGGGTTTTGAAGCACTGGGGTTCATGTACGTAATTCTGGGGTTCATGGCAGTAAAAGCTCGAAAAGCTGCTACTGAAAAGCAAGGAGGAAAACGGGAGATCTATTTTACTTTTATACTGATGTAAATTCTTGTATATGATAAAAATTTCGTTATATGCTCTTATTCAGTAGTTATCGAATAATTTTGTTATAAAAGGCATACTATGTTATTCCCGCCTGGAATTGAATATTATGATGAGAAAAACAAACCACTTCTTTCACGAATGGAAAAATTTTACGCCGATGCATTAACAATTAATCAATCATTTTGGTCTGAAGCTGATATTGATACCAGATTTGAAGCAGGAGACCAGACATTATGGGCTGATATCTACGGTAATCTTCCTGCACATCGTCGTAGACAGTTCAATTTTAATCGTATACGGCGTGTTATAAATATGATCTCTGGGCATCAACGTCGAAATCGAAAATCAACTATCATTATTCCTGTAGAAAATGCTGATAATGTAACAGCAGATCAATTCACTAAATTATTTATGTGGATTAATCAGCAAGAAGGTGCATTAGAGACAATATCTGATGCATTTCATGGTGCTCTTGTAACTGGTATGAATTTATTACATGTCTGGATAGATTATCGTTCAGATCCCATTTCAGGTAATATAAAAATTGATGTCTGTCCTTATAATAGCTTTCTTATTGATCCTTATTTCCGTAAAACCGATCTTTCTGATTGTAATGGTTTATGGAAACGTATTTATCTTACAAAAACTGAATGTCTTTCTTTATTGCCTGATAAAGCTGATGAAATAGAAAAATTATCTCCACAAGATTCTAATCGTGATGGGAAATTCCAGTATCTTCCTGAAAATTATAATGCTGGTATGCGTAATTTATTAGCATATGACGAATTTTATTATCGTGATTATCGTAAACAACGAATGCTTGTAGATTCACAAACCGGTGAAGTTATGGAATGGCGTTCTGAAAATGAAGATACATTGCGTCAATTTCTTGCATTATATCCACAAGTTACTGTAATCGATCAAGAGATTCCAACCGTTAAATTGGCGATTGTTGTACAAGGCAAAGTCATGTATGATGGACCAAATCCCGCAGGGATTGATACCTATCCTTTTGTGCCTGTTTTTGCTTATTATAATCCTCAAATGCCTTATTACCCATGGCGTATTCAAGGTGTTGTTCGCGGTCTTCGTGATGCACAATATCTCTATAATCGTCGAAAAATTATCGAACTCGATATTCTTGAATCTCAAGTCAATTCTGGTTGGATCTATAAAGAAAATGCCCTCGTTAATCCAAAAGATGTATTTCAATCAGGTCAAGGTCGTGGTATTGCCCTTAAAGATGAAGCATTAATGAGCGATGTGCAGCAAATTCAATCTCCTCAAATCCCTCCGTCTACCATCGAATTATCACGCCTTCTTGGTGAAGAAATTAATCAAATCTCAGGCGTTAATGATGAATTACTTGGTTCTGCAGTTGATGATAAAGCTGGTATCTTAAGCATGCTCCGTCAAGGTTCTGGATTAACAACATTACAATCATTATTCGATCAACTTGATCATTCTCAAAAATTACTCGGTAAAATTATGCTCTCCATTATTCAACATAATTTTACCCCTGGAAAAATTAAACGCATTATCGAACAAGATCCTACACCACAATTTTATAATAAAAACTTTGGTAAATATGACGCTGCTATTGAAGAAGGCGTTAATACAACTACTCAACGACAAATGCAATTTCTTCAACTCTTACATCTTCGCGAAATCGGTATTCCTATACCTCCTGAAGAACTTCTTAAAGCATCAACACTCCAAAACAAACAAGAATTAATTAATACTGTTTCTGCATCTAATCAACAACAACAACAAATACAACAAATGGCCGCACAAGCAGAAATTGAACAGATACACGCACGAACCAATCTTGCCGATTCACGAGCACAAGCAGATCGTGGCCTTGGTATTGAACGCGCAAGTAGAGTTAATGAAAATATTGCTCTTGGTGAAGAACGACGTGCAGAAGCTCAAAAAGATCGCTTTTCTGGTATTCTTGACCTTGTTCGCGCACTCAAAGAACTTGAATCAATTGATTTAGATAATATTCAAAAATTATTAGTACTTGCCCAACGCGTTCAAGAAAAAGAAACAGAATCTTAGGTAGATATCGGTTTACAAAAACATAATAACTTTTTAAAAAAAAACTAGCTAGGATAAGGGCTTTTTAAAAAAAGCTTGCTCCACACCCCAGCCAAGCTTGCGTACTACCCCCTTAAACCTTATATCCTAGCATGTTTTTTATTTCTCCATGATATCGGTTTACAAAAACATAGATATTGGTTTACAAAACTACAGCAGTAGTCTTTTTTGTGGAAAAGATTTTTCGCATTCGATTTCGACGTCGAAAACGAGAAAGTACCTTTTTAATAGTCTTTTTTACGGAAAAGATTTTTCGCAAACATAGATATCGGTTTACAAAAACATAGATATTGGTTTACAGGCCACCCCTAAAAATATGCCAGAAAATAAGTATTATTCTTTACCAGATCCGATCGGACCCGGTAAGTTCATGTTTCGGAATGAGTCTCATTAGCCCCCCGATCGGAGACTCATTTCTTAACGGATATTGTAGATGGCCTAGCACTATTTTCTCTCTCGCGATTTTTTTGGTTGTTTGATTAATGGAGATCTTGTATTGATTGTCTAAGTTACATCTTTCATTATTTGCACTCGACATTTTTTTTGTTAGTAACGGTTTGGTCGTACTTTTGGTGATAACTGGTTATTAATAGGCATAACACGATTCCATTAATAATGTTGATATATCTTAAAAATAATATATACTCTATATAACATCCTGCAGGAATGAATTATCAATTATTATTAATTTAATTAACATGGGGATAACGATGAGATTAATGATCGTAATGGTATTAATGCCACTGTGTGTGTATGGTATGGAAATTGAAAAAGTATCACTTTGTAAACCTTCTCATTTAGTAGCATTAAAGTTATATCGTGAACAAAATGGATTTGAAGTTGAATATAACAATGAGAGAAAAGTTATACCGTCATATAATGTTGATCCGGTGATGCGAGAAATGGATTTACCCACATTAACGGCTTTTTTGAAAAATGGTTATATCAAAATTCATGAACTTGAAGGACCTGACTATAAATTAGCAGCACATTCACGCCTTTGCGGTGGTGGTCCAATGGCTGGCATGGTTGGTTATTGGGGAACAAAAGCAGTTGCTGGTAGTATTGTTGCTACTACAATCAGTTTTGTAATAAATAAAATAACAGGAAGGCATACAGGTACTTGTAAATTTTGTGGACGTGTATTAAATCGAGGTATGAAAATGTATGTTCGTTTAAATGTGCCACAAGGAATTATGCAGGATGCATTCGAAGGTTATGGATATGAAGAAAAAGCAGCTGAAGGAACTGCTGCATTTATTGTATCTGCTGGTGGAGGTGTTGGAACTATTGCAGCAGTAGAATCAGCAGCAATTTGGGTAGGAGGAATATTAACTGCAGTGCCGTGGTTACCTTAAAACAATCTTAATCTTTATAAGATCTCGATTAACTAAAATAACACTTGTATGGTTATTTTATATCATATTTAAGATATCAATTTATTATTATAATTCTTCTTTCACTAATGAAAATTTCTATGATTTATTATTTTCCCTCTTATGTATAACATTAGGAATAATTATTAGTGATTGGAAAAAGACCCAGTCTTATAACCGGGTCTTTTTTTAGATTTTTTTTAAAGACCGGTTACAGCCGGTCAGAAAGAAAAAAAAATATGTCTAAATATAAGTATACCAAAAACAGGTATCAAAAGTCATACACTTCGAAAAGTTAACCTAAAAAATCTTTTCCACAAAAAAGACTATTAAAAAGGTACTTTCTCGTTTTCGACGTCGAAATCGAATGCGAAATCGAATGCGAAATCGAATGCGCCGAATACATTTCAGATGAGGTATACTATATCTCATCATTAAGCATGTAAGATATTCTTGTAATGATCGGCTATATTCTCTGCACCGAATCTTTTTTTAGATTTTTCTTGTATCTCATTATTGTCTCGTAGTATTACTAAGATAATCTTCGTCTCTCGAACAAGAAGTCCTTGTTGGTAGATAGAGGTAAATAACCTTGCAGAAATCTAAATCTATTTCTGCAGTTTCTACGAAAGGTGTCTCATGAGAAAAAGAAAACGATTTCATGGTTTTTATGAAGGAGAAGATTTACGTCGCCATCAAGAAAATCAAGATTCTATGATGATAGGTAAAGATCGTTCAGGATTTGCCAATCTTCCTCAGAATGTTGTTATGAAATATTATTCACCAGTTGATTATTCCATGAATGAAGGTCTTGATGATACAGTTCGTGGTGTAGATGAACAAATGCGTAGTGATGCACGTGGTGGTAAGCGTAAATCTGCACCTCCTAATCCTGAAAAATGGTGATCAATGCCTACGACACTACGACCAAAGGGGAAAGCAACTAAAATAGCAGCCTCTTTGCTTGGAGCTCATATTTTAGCCTTTTCCCTTAAAAAAAAGAACCGTAATTATAAAAAACGACATTATGAGAGATAATAATGGCACGAAGAAAAAGAAACATAAAAAAACCTAAAAAATGGATTCAAGCAATTGGCATGGAAAAAGGTGCTCTTTCGCGGCAATTAGGAGTTCCTGAAGAAAAGAATATTCCTGTAAGTACCTTGAGAAAAGCTGCTAAAAAAAGTGGCACGTTAGGTAAACGTGCCCGGCTTGCATTAACTTTAAAGAAATTAGGACGAAGAAAAAAACGTCAATGAAGATAACAAAAGAAAGGGCTAAGACAATCGGCGATCGTCTTAAGATTAAATGGGATAAATATCCTCTTTGTCAGTTTGCAAAAGGAATGAATGTGGAACAAGAACATGGACCTAATGATAAACAAACTGATGTAACAAAAGGATCATTAACAAAAACGGCAAAGATTGTCTTAGCCCATTTAAAGGAAATGCCAGATTATTATTCTCGTTTAGCAAAGATGGAAAAACATGGTAAAAAAAAAGGTAAAAAATAATAAAATTCATACTGTGATGAAAGAATTTAAAGAAGGTAAACTTCGCAGTGGAAGTAAAAAAGGCCGTCGTGTGACAAATCCTAAACAAGCTATTGCAATCGCATTAAGTGAAGCGCGAAGAGTTAAAAAACGGAGGAAATAATGAAAAAAACAATCTTTTTACTACTTTTATTATCTTCTCCTCTTACTGCAAAAAGTTTATGTCATGATTGTGCTTTATGGTTATCTGAACATAATGTTGGAAGAGTACATACAGTTATTATTAAAATACGCTGTTCATTAAAACGATTTATTACACGAAGATACTGTTGTAGTTCATTATGTTATAAAAATAATCCTAATTATCGTGCTAAAGTTGTTTCTTTTATAAAAGACAAAAAAGCATCTGGATTAGTTCGTTGTAATCGATGTGGTAAACATCATATATGTCATGTTTGTGGCAGAAGGTTATGTACTCCTTCATGCAATGATCATGATCTTGTAGAAAAAGAAGATAACGTTGTTGAGGATGCAGTATTAATAAAATGAATAATGATGATCATAGGAAGACCGTAGGGGAATTGTCTCTGGATCTTCTCAAAAAGGATCCAGAGACACGTGATCCAATAGAACTTGAACGAGAAATTCATAAAAGTTATGAAGATCATATTATTGAATGTATAAAGCGTTCAAAGAAGATCTATACAACAGATTTTTATGTTGTAGTGGAAACAAAAAAAGAGAGATTAATGCCTAATGTTATTAGGAATTATATTTTTGGTCGTACTAGTTGTCCTACACCTGCTTATGATCAAACGGTTTATAAATATCATAAAAAAGACGATAGAGTAGAATTTTTATGGGTAATTCCTTCAAAAGATACGTGTGAATTATTACGTAATAATGCGTTGGAAGTAGTAGAATCGGAAAAAGGATTACTTAAATTTGTATTAGATTTTTATGATAATACATTATTACGGTATGCTAAAAAATTAAATGGGGAATATGAAGATTCTCTATTTTTAGAAAAATAGGAGTTTTATGACAGACCAAGAGAAAGATGATGTTAGTTCAACTCAAGAGATTAATAATCAAACTAATACCGAAGATACGATTGCCGTTTCTGAACCAGTTCCTTCCGAACAATCAGAAGAAAAAAAAGAGGAGCTATCGCAAGAGGTCCAAAATTGGCGTGCTCTCAGAGAAAAAGCAACTCAAGCCGAAAAAGAGCGTGATGAAGCATTACGCCGTCTCCAAGAAAGAGAAAGTCATCTCCAAGAAAGAGAAAATATAAAAGAAGAAGAAGTTCGTGATGATGATCTTCTTGAAGGTAAACATCTTAAAAGTTTTGAAAAAAAACAGGCACAACGAATTGCTTCATTAGAATATCAACTTATAGAATCACGTTTAAAATCTGAATATCCTGATTTTAATACAGTTGTAACAAATGATACATTGGGAATGTTGCGTGATACAGATCCTGAATTGGCTGAAAGTATAGCTGCTAATCCTAATATATATAGTAAGGCAGTTGCAGCATATAGATCAATTAAGCGTTATGATTTATATAAAAATGATGTTTATTCTCGTGAAAAAGAAAAAGTTCACTCTAATACAATAAAACCTCGTCCTGCTTCTTCATTATCACCTCAACAAGGAGAATCTCCCCTTTCCCATGCAAATGCTTTTGCTGAAGGATTAACCCCTGAACTTAAACAACAGCTTTGGAAAGAAATGCAAGAATGTCGTAAAAAGAGTTAATATTAACTTCTCCTTTTTCCGTGTAATATCACATTCCCCATGTATATTACACGGTTTATTATTTTCTTGTTATTCCTTATTTTTTTTATATAAGATATATAAAGAGCTGTAAATGAGTAGTCGCTCAACTCATTCCTTTCGGCAGTAAAGAGATTCGCCATCTCATGGTTGTATAAAGACTCGCCACCTTATTTCATCAAAAATTATTGTTTTTTTAATGTGAGGAAAAATTATGCCTATAACAACTACCACATTACTGCCATCACCTGTTCAGCAAAGCTTTAGTTATAAGCTTTTGTCTGTTCCGGTTCCTAATATGATTCATAAAATTCCAGCAATGAAAAAGGTAATGCCTCGTGATGGTGGAACTACACTAAGAATGCGCCGTTATAATGCATTACCAACTGCAATGGTTCCTTTGGGAAATACCGGTGTTACGCCACCAGCAGTAACATTAAGCGCAGTTGATATCGACGCGCAGATTCAGTTTTACGGTCAATATATAATTTTAAATGAGCAGGTAAGCCTGCAGTCTCAAGACCCTAGCCTTATATTACAATAGAGATTGACTGCTGATAATGGGGTCTATAAATCTCCTCTAATGGACTTGAAATCCCTACCAGGTAATGCTGAGGGCAACAAGGCGGAAGCAGACTCTATGTCGGGCACCGTGAACGCAGTAAACGAGGAGACATCGAAGACATTAAATGTCAAAGATGATGCGGTACTCTGAACTCTATGGAAACATAGAGAGGTAGACTGAGAAGATCTACCCGCCAGAAATGGTCATAAAAGTAACAGATTGGTTTTAAATGAAGCAGCAGCACGATTAGGAGTTTCACTCCGTTAAGTTTGGCGGAGTATAAATCTTCGGTAATTGACTTGGAAGCCTAAAGAGAAATCCATGGCGACAAGGGGCAAGTTTAATTACAGCCTGAGAGACTAAACCCGAAGACGCGCAAGCGATGTGATAGTCCGATCAGAACAACGAAAGGTTCTGAGATACACAGAAATGATGTATCCCCCTTATGGGAGTAACAAAGGCAAACAGAGGATGAACTTACACGAGATATGTTAGCTGGTACTGCAGCTATGATAAATTGTGTTGGCGGAGAAAATGGAGATTCGCCTACTAATATAACTGCTTCTGATGTTTCAGTAGTTGTACGAACATTACTTAGTAATAATGCTTATACCGTACTTGATAATATCGAAGGTGCAGATAAGTTAGGAACTACGCCTGTTCGTGATGCTTATTTTGCATTATGTCATACAAATCTTACTGGTAACTTAAATTCTGTAGAACTATTTACTCATAAAGATCAATATCCATCTCCAGTGAATGCATTACGATCTGAATGGGGAGCAGTACAAAATCTGCGTTTTTTGGTTTCATCTATTGGTTCTAAGACACTTGCAGCCTCGTTAAAGGGACAAACTGTTTATAACATTTTCTGTGTTGGTATGGAAGCATATGCATGCATTGAACAAGATGGATACAGTGCACAATTTATCTATAGACCACCAATATATGATGGACCATTAGCACTTAACTGTTCAGTTGGTTATAAATTTGCTGAAGTTCCTCGTATTACGAATGATCTATGGGTAATTAATTTACGTGCAACATTAGCTTAATATTTAACGAGGAGTTTATTTATGGACAATACAATAACACAGCAGGGTAGTTTTACTTCTGATGGTAATGCAAAATATATTGTTTTACGCTCTGGTGTAGATTGGATGCGTGTTGTTAATCTTACTCAATCTGCTGCTATTAATAATGGATATGGATTTCAGTATTTTTGGCAACGTGGAATGGATGCAGGATTAGGTATTATTTATTATCATCCAGCTGCTGATCATACAGTTGCTGTAGATCAAATTGCTGCTGGTAATGGATTTACTCTTTTTGATTCAAGTAATACAGATGCGCTTCCAGCAGTTGATATTACTGCATCTACTAATGCAGTTCAACCAGTTATGAATACAGCTGATACTACTGGAATGGCAGATGGCGTTATAGTTCGTCTTTCTAATGTAACAGCTGCTTTAACTCTTGGTGGATGGGATTTTGAGATAGATACTATAGTAGCAAATACCAGTTTCAGAATGAGATATGCAATGCAACGAGCTCCAGGTGCTGCTGGTACTGCAGGATCTTATCGTATCATTCCATTTAACCCAATTTTTTATCCACGATTCCGTTATATAGTTAATATAACGCAAGTTGCAGCAGCAGTAATTACTACTTCAGTACAACATGGTTATAAAAAAGGACAGAAAATACGTGTTAATTTGCCTGATGCTAAATTTGGTATGACGCAAATTAATGGTGTTGAAGGAATAGTAACTGCAACTACAGCATCTACTATTACAACTGATATTGATTCAACTGCATTTAATGCATTTACTTTTCCACTTGCAACAGTTGCAGCTAGTATTCCATGTACGATGCCAACGGTCGTTCCTGTTGGTATAGATACAGGAACTGCACTAACTGGTGCCGTTGATATTCTTTCTGATGCAACACGTGATACTTCTTATTTAGGTATGAAATTAGCGGGTGGAACTACATCACCTGCTGGTAACAATACTGATGTAATTTATTGGGCTGCAGGAAAATCGTTTTATAATCTAGCAGAATAGATGGACTAGATAGGTAAGGGGAGGGGTTGAATCTCCTCCCCGTGATATAAGGAGAATTATGAATAAAAATCCGGCAAAAGAGATAGTATCAGTAGAAAAAACAACACATT